CCCCAGTTAGCCAAAGACCATTGACGAAGGTCTGTAGTAAGGTTTCCGATTGTTCTAGGTGTTCCCCAAGTACCATCGCTCCAAGGACCAGCACCCCATCCACGGGCTACTTTATTGTACTCTAAGCCGTTTTGAAGAAGAAGTGAATAGTCAAGGTCGCCACCATCATCCGTGACATCGGCATTGGCATTTGTTCCCGCATCTACCTTAAAATTGTCTACATCAACAATCTCAGTAATTACGTATTCACCATCTAGTGTAATGCCTCCGATTGCTTCACTATTTGAAAGAAGAACATAGTCACCTACAAGGGCGTTATGGCCAGCAACCTCTACATTAACATAAGGAGAGCCATTTTCTGTTGACAAAACATCCGTTAGGGTATCTTCTTCACGAACAGGGGTAATGTCGTAATATGTACCACCATAGTAGATGTAAACCTTTTTATTGGTAGCAATCGCCAGATATTTATTGGAATCTAGGTCTGTCCAAGATTTAATAGCACGAGCTACACCAAGAAATGTGTCTTGGTCTTGTCTTACCCAACCACCTAGTTTACGTGGTTTTCCATCTTTGAAACGAATTTTGTCGCAATCAATCCAACCACCTTCATTAGAATATGAGGTGTTGTTTTTGTTGATTCCCGGCTTTAATTCAATCGGTTGAAATGTTGTCATGGTTCATCTTACGTCTCGTCGCCAAATAGCCAAACCATGTAGTAATCTCTGTCGTTAAGGGATTGAGTATAACCAAATCCATTGTCTTCGGCATAGATGCTAATGATACGGGTTTTGCTTGTGGTTGAGTTATTCTTATCCACTCCAAAGTGAATTGAACCATTATATCCGTTATTGTTGTTACCCATGACGATAACACCCATTTTGTTTTTGCTTCCAAATGTTGTATCCCAAGTAATGTCGTAGGTTCCTGTAGTTACCTTAACCACAGAAGTAACACCATAGCTGGCATAGACCGTGGGTGTTGTGTCTTTTGTAAAGATAACAAACCCCTTAGCTAGAGCCAAATTTGAAGGCACTACAGTATCTACATAACCTTTGACAGCGGCTTGTGTAGGTACGCGAGAGGCGCTATCTCCAGCAAGTGTGTCGTCGTTATCCAAAGTAATTTCAGCAGGTGCAGCAGAGATTCCTGAAACATTTCCTAGAAGTTTGCTAGTTGCAATGTTTTGAATCTTTGCAAGAGTAACATTAGAATCTGCGATTTTAGCTGTTGTAATAGCATTTGAATCAATGTCTGTAGCAGCCACTGTATCCTTTTCAGCAAGCGCACCAAGCTGTAGTGTTTTAAGAATCTCAATCATATCTGTACCATCGCAGTACACGATACCTTTTTCTCCAGCAGAGAATACAACACCGTCACCACCACCAGTAGGTTTAACGGTTACAGTAAATGAGCCAGCCAGAAGACTTCCGTCAACAACATATTTCTTAGGAACAGCAGGGGCAATAATATCAATATCTGCAATAGGAGTTCCAGACAGTTTTAGAACAGCCTTACGTGATTGGTCACTTGAGCCGTTTTCTACAGTCAAAGTAATGTCATCACCAGTAGTAACATTGATGGTAACAACACCGTTAATGTTGTCATCAATTAGGTCATACACGCCATCAGCGATAATACCCCATGTATCGTCGTTCTCTCCAACGCCTTGTTTTGTAAATCTAGCGGATGTGGTATAACTTGAAGGCATAATTATTTATCTCCTGATAGGGTATTTTGGCCACCAGATGGGTTTGCTGGCGGTGGACCATCGTCTCTACGTTCTCTGCGGCCTTGGTTATTCAAGGCTTTAATTGCTGATTGATATGCAGTTTCCCAGAAGGAAGTTCCATCCATATCTTTAGCAAATCTCTTAATTTCTACCATTGTAGCGTAGAATAGGACTTCTCCACAATATTGAGTAAAGTAATTGGTTTGATTTGATAGACTGATTGGTGTTTCATCAGCCATCATGTTAATTCTAATTGGATAAGCATCATCTGGTGTAGGGGCCAAAAGAAGGTTATTCTTATCATAGTCTGTAGCTACATAACGAGGAAAACCTGTTTGAAGGGGTTGAGGCCAGTAGTCGCGTAGATAGTCATCTGGCATAATCTTCAAACGATACTCTGTTTGAGTGTCTGAATCATAAACAAAAACATCATGAACAAGACGGAATCCAACCGGTTTTGATACTGTTCTTTGTCCAGCTGTGGCAGTAACCTCTACGTTCTGCTTTAGCCCAACAGTGTCAATATCCTTAGTTAGGCGCAGTTCAGCGGCCCTAATGGCGTTTGGAACAAAATCTGCAAACTCTTGAGAGTCATCTTCGTTCACATCTTTAATTGATTGAACCAAGGCATTAAAACTGTCGTAAGCCATTATTAACCTCCATTAATCGCAGGAAGCAGATAATAATCCACTCTGCGTCTGTCTTCTTCAAATGCAGCTTTAAGCTCTTCTGTATAAAGCTGTTTTAGTTCTTGTCTATAAGCAGGTTCAATATTTCTACGCTTTAGAGACAGGTAATAGGCAAGTCCAGAGATAATTGCTGGAAGATAGGTTGTTGGAATATCTACATTTTGAACGGCAGCACTTACATCCTCAATCTTTGAAGTACCCCAGTATCTAACTGTATAGGCTTGGTCCGGCATAGGAAATAGGTACATAACCATGCCTGTTCTAGTTCTATCCATATAAAATGTGGATGGTTTTCCTGTTTGGTCTTTATTATAAATTCTGTTGTATTCAAGAATATCGTCTCTTGAAAGCTCAATATCCTTACCGTCAGAATCCCTTACAACTACGTTTTGAACATTGATAATATCGGTTGTTAATGTATATGAGGCTTGGTTAGCAACTGTATTAAAGGAAATCAGCTTTTGTGTTGAAAGAGGAGCAGATTGATTGATAAGATGGATAAATAGAAGATTCAAAGCTCTACGTGCTTGAGCAGCTTCTTCACCCGAAATAGGGTCGCCACCAACACGTTCTAGAGCTTCCTCAATAATTTGAGCAATATCTAGATTAAAAGTCTTTGTTCCGCTAGTTGCCATTTATATTACTTTCTGCCTGCGTTTCTATTTCTCTTAAAACTACGATTCTTTGATTTTGATTGTAGTCTAAGATTTCCAAGTCCATTATGACGAGTATTGTTGTCTAGGTGGGCAACATCTTTTCCGTCGCCTTTACGAGCACGACCTGCGGCAATCATCTTTCTACGAGCAGCATTATTACGGGCACGTTGCTTCTTTACAGAAGGTTTACCTTGGTAGTTTGCATACTCTTTCTTATAATTACGAGCCATAGTTTTATTACTTCTTATTTAGCATTTGCCTTTTGATTTCTTAGAAACCTTACCACCCATAGCAAAATTCATAGGCATTTTGCCCTTCTTAGGCATCTTTTCTTTGGTTTCAGACATCATCATTTTCTTAGACTTTTTAGTTTTCTTTTTCATGTTTAACTCCTTTCAATTTGTTTAAAGTATATCATTTATTTATTCAGATTCGCCAATGCTTCATCTAGCATTTTTTGGGGCCAATCCGACCAAGCAACTTCGTCACATAGGTAAGACATTGGCTTTTCCTTAATAGCGAGTGCTCTCTCACAAGCTTCTTTACATTTGTTCCAATCACGGGTTGCCCTATAGGCTTGAGCCAACTCCACCCAACCTTCTCTTTGGTTAGGGGCCTCTTCTGTAGCCTTTTTATGGGCTTCTACTGCCTTTGGCATGTCCCCTACAGACCAATAGCAGCGTCCAAGATACCTATAAGAAGCGGCTCTCTCGGCATCCCAAGTGGCTGTTGGTAGGCTCAAATGACGCAGAAATTCCTTGATAGCTTCAAGATAATCACCATAGAAATACAATTCTCTGGCATAATAATGTGCTTCTCTGTCATTCAAAGGGTCTTCTCTTGCCGCAATCTTTAGAAGAGGCAGGTATTGAGACCTTGGTTTGGTTTGGTCAGCATGATGGTGAACTACGAAACTCTTGTCATTAACCCAAGTCTGTGTTTCTGGAGGCAATCTATCGTCCCAACGAACCAGAATCTCATGAACAGGCATCTTCCAACGATATCCCTTACGAGAATGAACCTTATCAGCCCAATAAGTAAGTCCCTCAGACCCATCTTCTTTCCAGTTCCATACATAATAGTAACGGAGTCTGGTTGTTTGTGGTGTCCAAGTCTTCTCAAGACCCTTTCTCCACCCCGG